CAAACGTGTGTTCACTAATGATGGTAGGCTACTGCCAGAAGCATGTCCTTATGCCATATTTTGGATAAGGCAAATCTGTTGCTTTATGAAAAAGCTAAAGATTGGCTGTACGCCTTCCCGAGAAAGGAAGGCCATAGCACAGTTTCTTGCAATAGAAGGCGAGCTCCGCGAGATGACCTCTCAAGTTGAGAGAAAGGATATTTTCCTTGATAAAATCTCTGGAATCTTATGGTCTCAGGTTTTTCCTGAGCCTGATTACCTTGATTTTGTTTGTCATCACGGCCCTGGTGTCACTGCTGATCGTCGTCTCTCTAACGAGAGGCATCGCATCAGTCAGTGGTACCATAGATCGGAACTTACCTTCCCCTCCGACCTCCACTGTTATTCCAATTACGGAATCGCAGCCAGGTTCGGACTTGATGGAGAAGGTACCGGGAGCGAAGAAGGAGTCAACTACTGCACGCTCAGGGATGAACTTCCCGTACGTGTAGTATTTGTCCCAAAAACGCAGACGGCGCCACGAGTCATTGCTATAGAGCCTTCAAATGTCCAATTTATGCAGCAGTCCGTGAAGGACTATGTATATAGGATTTTGGAGATGCATAGCCTGACTAAACGTTCAATACGGTTTACCCGTCAAGACGTTAATCAGAGACTCGCTTACAGTAGCAGCATAGACAAACGACTAGCTACGCTAGACCTGAAAGATGCTTCGGACCGAGTGCATTTGCACTTAGTCCAACGTATCTTCAAGACCTCAGGGCTTCTTCCTTACTTGGAAGACTCTCGGTCGTTGCATGCTACTCTTCCTAACGGAAGGAACATTGTCCTGTTTAAGTTCGCATCTATGGGATCAGCATTGTGCTTTCCTGTAGAAGCAATGGTGTTTTACACCCTTATTCAGTCGGCAATGCACCAACTCGATGGGAGGCGTCCGAGTTCACAATCGATCCGTGATTATAGCAGATCAATTGATATCTACGGAGATGATATTATTATCCCTGTAGAGTATACGGACGTTGTCGTGAACTACTTAGAGAGCTATGCTCTCAAAGTTAACATCAACAAGTCCTTCCGGTTTAGTAATTTCCGGGAGTCTTGTGGTGCGGATTACTATAACGGCGTTTCGGTTAAACCCGTATACGCCAGAACAGTACCGCATGATGATTCACGACACTGGGGAGCAGAAGAAGTATTGAGTTGGAACGCTACCGCAGATCTCTTCTATATGAAGGGAATGTGGAAAACGGCCAAAGCAATACGTACGATGCTCAGTCGAGTGGTGAGACGTACCATACCTAAAACGAGAAAACTCGGTTCGGGTATAGCTCACTTTAGTTTTCTTTTCACGACGGATCTCAAATATGATCGAGATTTGCAGTGTTGGAAACAAAAGCGGCTACATTACGATCCAATCAAAAGAAAGGATAGTATAGATGGAAACGAACTCGCCTGCCTCAACAAATGGGGACAATATGTTCATGCTTCAGGATCCCGATCGGATTCTCCTAACTCAGATTCCTTCAGATGTGATTTCATATCTGGAGGGTCAGAGCGGGAGTTTTTATTCCGAGACGGTCAACCTGGAGTACGACAAAATCTCCAAAACGTTGACACATGCGTCCGCGACTGCAGCGTATGCGGTTTACCGTGCCCAGAAGCAGATGAGGAGCGAAATGATAGCTCCCTTCAACCGATGGGTCCAGTATGCACTACGTGCAGTGACGGCGCAACTCGAACAGGAGGATACCAATTCAGTTCAGACTTCTGCCTGACTGAAGTAGTACAATCTGACCCGCTGGCCTACCTAGATGGTAGATCAGATGGATTAGACTTCCTGTCTAGTACGAAGCGCGGTGGCTTCAAGTCGAAACACCGATGGG